GCGTGCGTAACAGCATCGCCTTTAAACAGCGCGGTGCCATAGCCGACCAGTTTGTGCGCGGGGACCAGTGTGCCGGCCCCGCCCGAAAAGGTTCGCATCGTCGGCCGGAAGCCGAACGGTGCATTTACGTTTGCCATAGATAGTTCACTCCAAAAGTTGGAATTGTTGCCTCATGGAGCGAAGACATTGGCATTGACTGAGGTCGGATCACGTCCGGATGCCCATAAGGGACGAAGTTGGACGCGCCTGCTTCGCGGGATTGATGTTTAAAAATCGATACTACTTATCGGCAGGGGTGATGTCGAAGTAATACGCCTTTCCAATCACCAGATGCGGAAACACGGTGGGATTATCGATCTGGAATTCGGCGGAACCGCTGGGGGTCGCCTTCTGGAAGGATTTGTCCTCTTCCTTGTTCGGGTCGTATTGGCAGCTAAAGAATGCCTTCATGCCGCCCCACTGATTCGAAAACACGCCCTGCAGCGTCATCTTTGCGCGTATGGTCATTTCGTTTTTCCTTTTACTGATCGGCGACGGCGGTTACCCCGCCTTCACGTTTGTACGTTTCGCCGATTTGCTTCAGAATCTGGTTGCCCTTCTCGCGGAAGTGCCGGTTCCGCGCGTTGGCGCGTTCTACCGGAACCTGCCCGAGGATCATGCCACGGACCTTCACTGGGTCGCCGTTGGAGTCCTTGACGACTTCGTAATCCCCGGTGCCGCCGCTTTCCTGCACTCGCTTGGCCGACAGGAACTTGGGCTTCATCCCCGGCTGCATGTGCCGGTTGGCCACTTCCCGCAGTGGGTCGCGGGCTTCGTACAGCTCCATGCCGCGCTCTTTCACGTCGTCGCGCTTCTGCTGCAGAGATTTATCGAAGGGGTCTGCTCCGAGGGATACGCCGGATGCTTCCCGGACCATGGGCCGAGCGTTCTTTTCCGCCACGCCTTCATCGGTCGCGTAGTAGTCCAGAGCTGCAATCACCTGGGGATCGAGCTCGAGATCCCGCACCAGGACGCCGTTGATGTGGCAGTTCATGATGCTGGGTTCGGTCGCATCCGCCGCCACGAAGGGCTTGGAGTCGGGGATGCCCGCCGCTTCATAGGCCGCCGCGCGCTCCGATTCGGTCAATCTGTTCTTTGCCATTACCGTCTGCCTCCCTGCCGCGATCTACCGCCGCCCATCAACTTCTGGCTGTCCCGGAACTCCTGCTCTGTGATCCCCATCGCCTTCATGACCTGTTGCGCTTCCGGGCCCAGCATGTCGGTATCGTCCTCCTGCTGCGATCGGCCGCGGGTTCTGCCGTCCTGCGAATCGGCGCGCCGCCGGCGGTCCGCTTCGTCTTCGCGGTCGTCTTCACGGGGACGGGGCGGGGGTGTTTTGGCCTTCAGGGCTTCGCGCGCTGCTTCCGCCGCGAGATAGAGCGCCGCCGGCGTTTTCGCCGCGTTCGGGTCCATCGCCACGGCGCGCTGGTAGCGCTTGGCGGTTTCCTTGAAGAGCTCCGAGTTCTGATCCTTCAATTCCGGGAACTCGCCCATGATTTGGGCGTCGGAGGTGATCTTCTGGCGTTCTCGCCCGATCAGCTCCCGGGACACCTTCACCGCGGCTTCGGTCGCGATCCGCACCGCCTCTTTCCGTGAGATCAGGCCGCGCTTTTCGAGCGCCGCCATGCCCTGCGAGGCAATCTCGTCGACGAACTTGGCCGGGGTGTCATCCTGGACGCCGTCTGCCGTGTCGTCGTCTTCCATGAACTCGCGGGCGTCGACTTCGTTCCGCTCTTCTGCCTGGGGCTCCGGAGTTCTGGGCGATCGGGCCCGCTCTGCCCAGTACCGCTCGCTCTGTCTGGCTTCGTCACGCTCGCGCCGCAGTGATTCCACTTCGGCCTTGGTGAGAGTTACCGTTTCCTCTTTGCCCTGGCCCTTATCGGGCACTGGGGGTGTGGTTGTCTCGTTTTCGAGAACGTTTCCGTCGATGATCATTTATCCAATCCAAGGGCATGTCCGAATTCGGTATGCCCGTAGAGTTCTTTTCGTTTGGGGACGTAGCTGCGGTCGCATGCCGCGCACATCACGCGGTAACGGCCACCTTCGAAGTGCACCGCCATCTCCCCGCTCGCGCTGCGTAGTTCCTCGGCTGTCTTGCCGCACTCCGAGCATTCCCCGAGGAACTGGCCGGTGGAGAGTGCCTGCAGGGCTTCGATATGCCGCATTTCGCAATGCGTGCAGATCTTCGCTCCGCCCGGCATGTGAATGACGTCCCGCGGGGAGCGGAACTTCGTGCAGTACGGACATTGCTCGCCAATGATGACGGCGGCCGCCATCTAACAGCCGCCAGGCCCGCCGGCCGGTCCCTTGTTGAGCATCTGGTTCGCGATACCCGCCCACTGGGGCTGTACCCTAGACGCGGGCTTCTTGCCCTTCTTCTTCGCCGCGACGGCCGCGGCCTGCTTCTTCGGGATTCGGTTCATCGTTAGGACTCCAGGTCGATCACATGGGCCTGCTGGACGCCGGTAATAGTGGCTTCCGGGTGGGCCAGGAGCAGGCTCTTAATGGCGTTAACGATGGCCGGGTTGCCGTCCGCATCCCCCGCCAGAACGTTCTTGGATCCGCTCGACACCATCGGGCGATGCTGTGCCGACTGCCCGGGCTGTGCCGGGCCATAGACGCAAAACTGAATGTTGAAAGTCGTTTTCATAACTGAGCTTTGACCTCTTCGATCAGAATTCCAGGGATCTCCAGGGCGATTCGCAGGCCCTTGATCAGGCCTTGGCTTCCCTTAATCGCCTCCAGCTTCTCGGCGGTTTCAAGTTCCGCGCGGCGCCGTTCCAGCTCCTCGTTAATGCGGGCCGCATAAAGCTGAAAGCCCGGCGAGCGGACCAGCTCTTGGAGCGCGTCCAGATCGGCGGGATCGGGGTCTGTCACTGAAGCTCCCAATCGGATAATTCCGCCAGCCGGAAACGCACGATGGTCTCGCGACGTTGCAAAGCAGGCAGTCCCTCACCCGCAACAAAAAACTCCACGGTTTCGTCCCCTGGATTCACCATGGCGTTGATTACGGTAAGCCCATCGCGAAGATGGAGCATCTTCCCCACGGCTTCGAACGAAAGAAGAACAGACCCTCGGTTTCTCACATCATCCCTTCCTGAGGCTGCGGCGCCTGCTGGCTGCCAACTTCCTGGGGCGGAACGCCCATCCCGGGCGGGCCCGGGGTCGGCTGCAGCTGGGGCGCGCCCATCCCCTGCTGGACTTGGTACATCTGCGCCAGGTGCTGCTGCATTTGCGGATCAACGCCAGGTTGAGGCTGGGGCATCACCGAATTCATGAGCTGGCTGGTAAGGGCCTGCATGAGCATCTTCGTGCGCTTCTGTTGCTGGTGATCCAGGATGTGCTTGACCATCAGGCCGATCGCCTGGACATCGCGGTCCGGATCCTTCCGTTCGTCCTCGAGCTGCTGGATATGCTGCTGCAGGTGCAGGTCGTCGTGATCCTGGGGATTAACTTCGACGGTCTGGCCTTCCAGCATTTCCGTCCACTCTTCGGATGGCTGCTTCGGTCGATCGAGTTCCGGGGGTTTCGGGATAATATCCTCGAAGTCGATCGAGAACTGCTTGGCCAGCATGTTCAGGAGGGCCCACAGTGCCGTGGGGTTCTGCATACACAGCGGGTTCTGCACGGCAGCCTGGTAGAACGCCAGGAACTCCTGCTTCTTCGCCTGGCGCGCATAGACGGAAGTGGCGAACTTCAGCCGGAAGTCATAGCGGCCGCCAAATTCCTTGGGCGTCATGTAGGCGCCCCTGCTTCACATCGAACAGCCCGTTAGCCTGCTCCTCCGTCACGCGGAAGAACAGCCCCGGTTCCGTCTTCGGCACCAGGTCGCAGTCCAGGTCCCAGATATCGGAGATGATCTGCTCCATGTCCTCACGTAAAATCGTGGAATCCAGGTAGGCTCGGACGTTGCCTTCTTCGATCAGAGCGAGCTGCCCGGTGGCAGTGCGGGGGGCGTTGGGCCGGTCTACGGCGCGTCCGAGCGATTGATCGGTGATGCCAGTCACGCGCTCCCCGGTCGCGAGGACGTCCTGCTGGCGGGCTTCCGCATAGGCCAGGTTCGGATTCAGCTTCACGACATTGACGGAGCTGGGGTCCTCGGTTGGAATCGCCATTCCAGGCTGCATCTTGATCGCGCCCGGGCGCATTCCGCCGCCAGGCTTATAGAACACGATCGGCCAGACGCTCAACTCGCCGGCGGCCGTGAACAGCCGGCTATTCGCCGTCGCGTCATCTTCCAGGTCGGAGAGAAGCGCGCCAAAGCCCTTCGGGCGGTACGAGCCGTCCTTGATCAGTGTCGATTCCACGAAGGGCCGGCGCTTCCTCATTTTCGGGTAGAGCTCGAGCAGATCCTGGCAGCCGACGATTTCCTTCATGCCGGGGATGAAGCGCACCACCCAGTCAGCCTCATAGGGCTCCCGCCGCGCGATCTCGTTCTCGCCGGCCGGCGCGCTCCCCTTCAGGGGCCTCCATTTGCCGTACCACTCCCACATCCAGATAGCCCGTCGGCCCAGCATGTAGGCGTTGTAGTCCACCCCTTCGGACCTCTCTCGCTCCGTCCTTACCGGGTCCTGGCCTTCCAGGGTGTAATCGTTTGACGGCGCCTGCTGGGCCCAGTCGATCAACTTTTGGAGGAAGTCGGGCGTGCCGCAATCTTCGAAATAGAGAGTGCCGGCGCCGCGCTGGATGTCGTCCACCGTAACGCGCACCCGCCGCACCACAAAGCTGAAATCCTGGATGCTCTTGACGCCGCGCTCCGGCGGGACCATCAGGTCGTCTGGCTCGAGCGGGAAGAACCCCGGGCCTTCGTAAGCGCATGCGCGGCTTCGCTTGCCGCCCTCGAGCGTGTCGAATTCCTTCCGGTACCATGGCCGGTAGGCACAAGACCAGCCGTTCAGAATCCGCCGGAATTCGAACTCACAGAGCGGGTTGATGATACCCATCTGGTCGAATAACCGGCTCGTCATCCACCTGCCGACCTTGGAGACTACCGCGCGATCGCTGGGCCCCGTCGGCCTGGCCGTGATCTCCGCCTCTTCTCCGAGCAGCGCCTGCAGGTCGCGCGCGAGCTTGTTGAAGGTCTGCCATTGCAAGAGGGGGACCACCTGGTTGGGCTTATCCTCATCCCCAACTCGAGGGGCGTCGACGCGCGCTTCCCACTTCTTCATCCACTCCGCGCAGCGCTCGGACCAGCGGACGTGCGAAGCCTTCGCCAACAGGAAGTCCTGCTCGATGCGGTAGGCGAGCAGCGCTTTCTCGGCGTCGGGAAGTTCGATCTGGAAGGATTTAGGCATCAGGAGGCTTTCGCAATCAGGCCATGCGAATACCACAGGTGGCCGGGGAGCAGTCCGCCGGAAACGGTGCTGCGGCAATACGGACACCACGTTCCGGTGTCGCTCACGGTTTTCATGGCGGTGAAGTCCTGGAGCGCCTGTGTCAGTTTTTGCGGTGTCAGAACAGGATGACTAGCACACCACTTCGCGTGTTCTCCCGTCCCGAATACGCAGGCTTCGCAGCACTGGTCCGGATTCGGCTGGTACGGGTTCGAGCGGCTGCCGTCTCTATCGCCAGTCATACCTGCTCGGGCTCCGGGGGCGGAGGGCCGCCGTCATCTTCCCAGCGCTTGTGATCGTGCTCGTGGTCTTCAGTCGTCATCGTCGTCTGCCTGCTGCCGCTGGCCATACTTCTGGGGCTTCCACTGGCCGGCCTGTTCCCTTGATCGCTCTTCCCGATAGGCAAAGGCCTTGTGAGCGAACGGCAGGCCCTCTACCGCGAGCGCCAGGCCCAGCACGTCGTCATCGTGCTTCATGCCCTCCTCGCGGCCGTTCGGCTTCCTCACGAACTCCCGGAGCTGCTGGATCGTCTCCGGGTCATGCACCTGAATGGAGCCGCTCCGGATGGCGGAGTCCAACTTCGAAATCAGGACCGGGCGCATTACGTTATTCGTGTCGAATCCCAGCTCTTGAAGAAGTGGACTGCGCTGGTCCGCCGGGTCCCGCTGCTTCGCGTAAATCAGCTCGAGGGGATAACCAGCCCGTTCGGTGGTGGCCGTCAGCAGCGCGCCGATTACAGCCTTCCCAACGGCCTTGGCTTCCGGACACAGGAACGCCCAGCCATAGAATCGGCCAAGCCAGAACAGCCGCTCCGCCCAAGGTGAAGGCTCATAGCGCTCCTTGATCTTCGCCACTTCCTCGCCGGTGTCGATATCCAGAACCGTGGCCGAGGAGTAGTCCGGATCCGAACCGCCGGCGGATTTGGCCTTGGGGTCGATGCCCTCCGCGTGATCCGCGCCGATGCAGTATCGGCCGCCCTTGCGCGGCATCTTGTAAATGACCAGCTCCCCGCGGCCATCTTGGGACTCCTGAAACTGGACGCGCTTCTCGAGACCGACCTCGAAGACCTCGAGGCGCCCCCTCGAGGCGGTGTCGATCTGGCGCATGCGGGAGACCGCCGCCATGTCGAAGATGGTCCGTCCCGAGGCCTGGAACGCTTCCTGGGGATTGCCGGGAAACTCCTGCCGGAAACGCTCGATCTTGCCTTCGCAGGCCGTCTCGATCTGCTGCCTTCTCCAGGTGAGCTGCTCGACGTTCAGGTTGTACTTCTGCTGCTCCGCAAGCTCGTCTCTGGTGAGTCTGAACCCCGGCCACACCGGCATGCGGTACTCTGGATGCTCCCACCATGCGAAAAAGACGGCGGACCAACCATTCTCGCGGCGGGGGTCACTCGCGCGCTGCCATAATTCGTAAAAGTCGCCGCCGACACCATTGGCAGTTGACTCAACTACAATCCCAGAGTCCGGAGACCTTGGAATCCGCTGCATCAGACCGGTCATGAGCGTCCCCATGTCCCGGTAGAAGGCTGCCTCGCTCAAGTGCGCCCAGTTGTAGGGCGCCGAGCGGCCGATATCCACGTTGTAGGCGGTGCCCACCAGGATGTTCGAATCGTTCGCCCATCGGATGTGCCTTTCCGTGTCCTTCACCAGCCGCGGCAACAGGATCGCGCTGCCCCACTCCGAGCCGTATGGATCGTCTGAGTAGGAGTTGATGAACTGCTGGTAATACTGAAAGACCAGATCGGCGTGGCTTTCGCTGTCCGCCAGAACCAGCGCTCGCCGTCCCGGAAAGAACGGGATCCTCCGGAACACCTCGGTGGCGGTCGAGCTCGAGGCCCACACCTGGGAAGCCTTGAGCATCACCACCCGCACCGGCAACTGCGCCTTTTCCTGCTTCCGGATGGCCTTGTGCAGCTTCATGCCGGCCGCGGAGTTCCGGTAGGGGACAGTGATTCCCTCCTTGTTCCGGATCTTCAGGTGAGCGCAGAATCGGGCGTGGTCGCCGAACCCGCGGATCATCTGCTCCATTTCGGCGGGGGTGAGCTGCGCGGTCACTTCGCGGCTACCTCCGGCCAATTCCCGCAGTGCTCAACCTCGCGCCATAACTTGGAGAGGCGTTTCGCCTGGCGCGCATCGAACAGGCCCTTTTGCATGCCTGCCGTAAAATCGTTGTATGCAGCGGCAAACCGGTTCATCGGCTCCAGCAGGGTGTCCGGTTGATCTGCCGCCGCCGCGCAAGCCGCCAGGAAAAGAACGACGATTCTCAACCCGCCGTCTCCTGGAGCTTCTTGTAGAGGCCGAGCAGCTCTTCCATAGTTCCAGCGAACTTGAGGTTGTGGTTGAGCTGGCCGGAGACCTCCGTCCGTTCCCGGTACTTTTCGGGCGCCGCTCCACGCAGTAAAAACATCATCAGTCCGTCGCTGTAGACCCGTTCAGTCGCTACACGGTCACCCTGGAAGTACACCCCCTTCGTAACGCCTTCCACGGATCGGCGCGTTGCCTCATCCTCGAGGGCCTGGGTGATCTGTCTCAGCGCCTGCTTATAGAGCGCCGCGAAGTTCTCATCAGCCTCCAGCCAGCGGTATGGAGTCGAGCGCGCAATCTTCGCGTACCTCGCCGCTTTTGCCCACTGCCCGGAGGTATTCACGAGCGCGGTGAGGAAGGCTGCCTGCTTCGGCCAGGCGCCGGGCCAGTTCTCCTGACCCGCCGGCAGGATTTCTACTTCTTCCTGTTCGTCTTCGGGGTCTTCGAAATCTTCAGGCATGCAGGGTAGCGTCGAGTTTTGATTTTGCGGCCGTCATGCTGCGCGCGTAGGCCCCTTCATCACCGGTGTAATAGCGAACCTGGGCCAGTGTGTGCGCCACCGCCTTGCAGTCTCCGGAGTTCACGATCTTGACGTAGTCGGCATGCGCCCGGGCGATCCGCTGATGCGCGGCCACCCACCGCTGCGCGCCATCCGCCAAGCTGTCGTAAGCCCGGAAACGGCACTGGAAATGAGGCGGTTGGAAAACGACGACCACCTTGCTCGAGGGGCAGGTCCAGCCGTGAGCACTGCGCTCTTCCGGCGTGGCGATGTGGGCCAAGCCGCCGGCTGCTTTCACTTCCGCCGCCGCGCTTTCCGGCAACAGGAGTTCCCACACGTTTCGCAGGAACATGTGGGGCTGGTCCGCTGTGGCCTTGACGTTGCCCAAATTCCAGTTGAAACAGTAGCGGCCGCCGCCGGTTTCATGGATGAACTGAGCGGTGAGCGTCCGGGCCCCGGCATCAGTCAGCTCCGGCCAGGCCGCGCGGAGCAAAGCGATCACGTCCGCCGGCGACGGCACGGTGTTTTCGGTGTTTACCTCGTTGGGATTGTCGGTGTACTTCATGCAGCGGCTCTTTGCGTTATGTAGTGGACGGCCAACTGAGTGCGGTTGGAAACGCCAAGCTTCTGGAATATGTGGTTGATGTACTGCTTGATCGTTCCAACCGTCAGGTGTAGTTCCCAGGCAATTTCCTTATTGAGTTTGCCCTGTGCCACCAGCTCCGCAACCTGGCGCTCGCGAAAGCTTAGCTCCAGATTCACGCGAGCGGCCTTCGCCGTTCGGCAGCCCTGGCAGACCAAGCCGTCGCCGGCGAAGCCAACCCCGCATCGTATGCAGTTCTTCATGCGCTTCAGCCCTTGTACATCCGGTAACCGATAAAGATGAGGGTCATAGCCACGGCGATTTTCACCAGCTCACCAGCGGGAACCGCAGCCCAGTTGACAGTGAGCAGCAGCGCCATGCCGGCGCCGCCGCCGGCGAGGGTGCTCGCCTTGTCCTTATCGATGCCCACTACTTGCCCCAGGAACGGGCGACGGAAGCGTAAACGGTGGGATACACCGACACACCGCCGGCCTTCACCAGGTGAGCGCCGATCGATACCGCATACTTGCCGATCGACCAGACAGGGACATAAAGGCCCGTCGAGATGCCGGCGCGGCCGCCAATCATGCCAGCCTGCAGGTCGCCATGAATTCGGAACTGGAGGTCGCCCGCGGTCAGCCGCACAATCTCGCTATTGAAGCCCGCAAGCACGGTTTTGCCGGTGCCGGCACGGAGGGAGACAGAGGACTCGGAGGAAAGATCCAGCGCCACGGCCGCGGATCCGCCGAAGTGTCCGGTGTTGAGTGCCGGCTCGATGGCTGCGCTGATAGTACCAGTCTGGCCGAAAGCTACGCTCGCCAAGACCAGGAAACAGGAGAGATTCGCGATTTTCATTGTCACTGCTTTTCCGCCTTGAGGCCCGTTACAGCGCTCGCCATGGCCGTAACGAGGAAATTGTCCGGCGCGCCCGGGTTATCACGCTTCAGGAGCTGCACGCCGAGCTCGAGAAGAAGATGCCAGCGCTGATTCGGTGGCGTGGCCTGGATGTCCTGCACCATTGGGACGCCATACTTCGCAAACGCGCTGGCGATTTCGTCATCGGTCCGGTTCGGAGTGATGGCCGCGATCGCCGCCGCGATCCTTGCGGCCGCTGGAACCATCAAGACAACGATATCGAAAGAGTGTTCGGCAGCTCCTCCCTTGAAAAAGCGACCCAACACACCGAAAAAGGACCAGATTTTGCCCACTTTACGGCATCCTCGCAATGGATTCCCAGACGCCGGGGTGATCCGCCGTGAATTTCAGCATGGCGTCGATGTCCAGCTTCACGAAACCCCATACGAGTGCTGGGGGGAAGCCGTGCGACCAATACCAGGCCAGCAGGCCGGCGTTGCAGAC